GCCATTCCCCCTGCAACGCTTTTATCCTCAAGACCGGCCTGTAGGCCGCCAAGGCCAATGTCGCCAGCTTCGTGTCGGCCCTTTCTCTCAATTCCATTTTTGCCTCCTAAAAACTTGAAGAAAACACAACTTCACCTTGATCCGTGATCACGTCCCCGCTGTCACAGACGATATCGAGCCAACTGTAGGGAAGATCCAGAAAGACGTTCTCGATCTTGAAGCTTGTGATTCCGGATCCGGACACCTCGATGTCATACTGTCCGACGGCGGCAAAGAATTGAAACCGCCCGTAACTGTCGGTCTGGAAGGGATTGTCCTTCTCGGACGTACCGGCCGGATCCGCGTATATCGTGGCCTTCGTACTCGTGCCGAGCAGATAAACCGTCACCGTGGCCAGGATGGGTTTCCCGCCGTCGCTGATGACCGCGTTGAAATAGCCGATTTTCTTCATGTCATCTGCTCCTGAATACGTTCATATTGATCCAGTGGAAGACGTCCTCGTCGTCGGCCACGAGGAAATCGGTGAAGCCCTGGCCGTTGTCGAAAACATCATAGACCTTGTATTTTTTGTTGAGCGTGAACGTCCCGAGCCGCTTTTTTTCTTTCGTCTCCCCGTCCGTTATTTCCGGGAGCGCGATCAGCCGGGCTTTGAAAAATGTCCTTGAAATCATCATGGTCTCCTTTTTCCGATTTTGCGTTTCAGGCTTTTAAACTCATATGTGTCATTTTGGTGATCATAAAAGGTTTTCCCGTAAACTATTAAGCCGCAATTTCCTGCCATCGAAATTTGAGTCGGCCGGACTATCCAGACAATGATATTTCTGATCAAATCGTAATCATCAAGAATCCGCTTTGATGACTTACATATGGCATTGGCCCAGGTCTGCACTTGGTCAAGACTTTCTGGCTCAAACAAGGGATATAGCGAAGCCATGATACGATACATAGAGCCATCATCCTCGACAGCTAAAATTGAAAAGTATTTAACAAAACATTCTCTGGCGGAAATGGCTTTTATTTTCTGCTCAATTTCAACCGGCTTTCCTTTTTCTTGTTGTAGTGAAATCGCCTCACTTTGAGTGGCGATACAAACCAATAACATCAGAATAAAATCCAAGAATGTCCTCATTATTTTTTTCATGACGGCCTCCTTGTCTTCTCCCGTATATCAGTATACCTCCAAATGTAAAAGCACGCGACCACCCTTTGCGGAGGTAGGTTCCGTGATCTTCAGCTCGTGGATCTGCGCCGCGGCGAAAAGGGAGGAGATGTCCATCTCTCCGGATCCGGTCGTCACGAACGCATGGGATCCGGTTCCGTCCCCGAATTGTGTGAGGGCCGTCAACGCGAGGATCTCCGTCGTCTTGTCCACGCCATTGATGTACACTTTGAGCTGATCCGGATACGTCTTCGGGCTGCCTCCGGTGTTGGCCGTGCTGCCCGTGATCGTGACCGCATCGTCGCCGTCCGGATCCGACTCCAGATCGATGGTGTGATTGTGGCTGGCCCCGGCCCCCCCCTCCGCCGTCTCTCCGGAGAGCGCATGATTATGGGCGGCCACACTGTCGGTCGAGCCGCTGATGGTCACCTCCTCGTTTCCAGCGGCTCCGGTATTGAAGCTTATTGAATGGGCATGAAGGACGTTATCCGTCATGTTGGCCGTATTCCCGGCGATCGTGACCGCGTCGCCACCTCCAGCTCCAGAGGTGCCAGGATTCTCTCTACAGGCCGCATGGACATGAGTGGGCTGCGAACCGGCCAGGCTTCCTTTTCCGTGCTGGTGCTGGATGTTCGCGTTTTCCGTGTTTCCGCTGACTCCGTGCTGATGCGTGGGCTGGCTTCCGACCAGGGACCCTTTGTTGTGGCTGTGCCCCCCGGCATTTCCGACGGCCAGAGTCCCCACGCCGTGCGTGTGCGCACCCTCCGCGCCCGCGCCCGCGGTCTCTCCAGATACACCGTGAGTGTGAGTGGGCTGGGATCCCGCGAGCGTGCCCTTCGCGTGCAGGTGCTCTTTCAATTCCGTGTAATAGCCCTGGTGCAGCTTGGCGCCTTTGAGCTCCAGGATAACCGTGGCCTGTTTCGCGGAGCGCTTGAAGCGGAAAAGCAGACAGCTCTCGTCCTCCCCCGAGGCGTGATAAAGGACCGGCCCCTCGTGAAAATAGCAGACCGGATTGTACCGCCATTCTGGGGCCCCGCTCACGAACCCGATGACCTGGTGATCGTTCGGGACCGTGGCCGGATAGGAGACCTTCGTGTCCAGGAATTCCGCGATCGACGGGGAGCCGGTGGCCTTGTAGTTGACCCGGATCTCCTTCTCCGCATCGTTCTGGTTGAACTCGAGGAGCCCGGTCCCCTTCCCGTCCTCCGGGGGATAGTCGACCCGGAATTCACCTTGAGCGGGTGACGTCTCCACTTCGGTGAAATAGGCCACATCGTCATAGCAATAGACCGTCACGGAGCTCGGCTCGTTTTTGCGCGGCTGCTCCAGGAGCTGGACCAGGAACGGGCTGCCGCTCGGGATGAAGAGGTGGTCCTCCTCTTTATCGACGGCCATGTCGGCGTCGGTGAAGGGATTGTACCGCCAGTTTTTGTATGCGTCCTTGAACCGTTCTATCGGTAATGACATTTATTTTCCTCCATTCGGGGCCGTTTTGTCTTTTTCTTCCCTTCCCTTGACGCGGGTGATCTTCACTCCCGTAAGCCCCGGCAGCACCTCAAATTTTTCATCACCCGATTGAAGCCGATCGAGCAAATTGAGATCCTCGTACACTTCCTTCAGGGCCTGGTTCAGCTCCGATGAGTGTCTGTTCAGCATTTCCCTAAACAACCTTTTTACTGTTTTACTAAATCTTATTGTTTCGGGATATTTTGGCTTTATAGGAACACTGGGTTTTCTGCTTGTTTTCCTTTTGGTGCTCATTAATATTTCTCCCGGTTTTAATACAACGTCACTCCTCTCCACCACAGGGTAACGCCCATCCTGTTTTCAACATAAATTTTGCCATCAGTATGGACGCTGACGGTCCACTTTCCATCTGTTCCTGTAGTTCCATCTAATACTCCAGTCGTTACTTCAACATTGCTTGTTGCTCCTTTTGCAATTATATCGATGGCAATATTGGTGCCCGTTCTATATGCTATAATCGCGTTTTCATCTATGTTCGACTGGAATGAACACATGAGCAACAAAATTCCTATTGACTGTGTTGGAGTAAATGATGTGGCTTCATCATCATCAAGACCAAATGCAGACACAAGTTCAATTCTGGTATCAACCTGGCTTTGTGAATAAACAGCCAGCCAATCCAAATTTCCACCGCCATCTGTCTTTAATACTTCGTCTGCATTTCCATCGGCGCTCGGCAGCACCCAGATCTGGTCCGCGTCCAGGGCGGGGGCCTCAAAGCCCACATAATTCCCGTTGTCATAGCAGCGCAGTTCGGCGTTGGCCTTCAGGGCCACAAATCCGGATGTCGCGAAATTCCTGATGCATCCCGCAGTGGCCTCCCAGTTTATGTGTTCGTCGGCCACGAAATTGTCTATCGCGTCGTGATCGATATTCAACTTTGGAGTGGTATCAATGCTGATTCCGCCACCTAACTGAAGCCATTTCAATGCTCCCTCTGAATCATCCCAGAAGACAATTCTGTCGGCGCCCGGATCCGCCAGGGACTCGAGGCCTAGATGGGAGAACCCCAGCGTGACATAATCCCCGCCGTCCGCATAGGTGAGCGGCGCGGAGGCTCTCAGGACACCATCATTCGGCGCCGCCCCCAAATAGCCGGCCACGGCCGCGTCATCAACGGCGACCTTTTCGTCCGAGGCCCCGCCCTCCGTTATCAGGTTGTAAAACTGCTCGGCCCGCTTGTCGCCCAGACGCTTCTCTTCGTTCATCTGCCGGATGATTTGGACGACTTGCTTTTCCAGGCTCATGATATTAGCTCCATTTCGCCCAAACAGCCCTGAGACGATATCGAATAGGACACCTTTTCGATTTTCAGCTCGTATTCCGATCCCTCGTGTGTGGTCACCCGGACCTTGCCCTCAGAGTCGATCTTGGTTTTGATTTTGTCGAACAGGACATTGGAGATCTTGGCCTTTATGCGCGGCGTTTTTCTTTCCTGGAGGATCATCCCGGCCCACCGCTCGGCGTCATCGATATCGAGGACGTCCGGAGCCGTGACCACGTCCTCCCGCAGGCCATAGGCGCCGATCGAGGCCGCGTCCTGGACGTAGCCGATGCAGTTCGATCCCTCCTTTATGTAGCCGTAGCCCTCGCCCTGGATCAGCCCGACCTTGATGTATAGCCTGTTCCGGACCGCGAAGGGATTCTCCTCGATTTTCACGTGCTGGAATTGTTTGCCAGCCCAGTAGTGGTATTTGAGATCGGTGTCGATAGCCCTGAAATAAAACTCCCTTACGTTGTCGACTCCGAACTCGTAGCCCTGGGCGATATCGGCCAGGCTCTGGATGGCGTCTTTGGCGAAGTTGAGATAGAAGTCGATGCTGTTCACCGTGTAGCCCGTCCTCTCGATCTTGCTGGCGTTGTAGATGATCTGGGTGTTCGGGGCGACCTTGTTCTCGATGATGTCCTTCACGATGTCGGCCACGTCCTTGTTTTGATAACTGGCGCTCACGGTCACCCAGTCGAGCTGCTCGAAGAAGCCGAATCCCGAGAACTCGTACGGTGTTTTCTGCCCGGGTTGCGGGATCGCCTGAATGAAGCCCGTGTACCAGGCCGTCTCGTCGAAATAAAGGTGAATGTCGACCCGGATCCTGTACGTGAGATCGAACGGCGGCTTGTCATCCAGGAGAAACGAGAACGAGCCGCAGCCGAAGTCCATGAGCTCGAAGCTCGCCTCGGAGATCCGGCCGCGCTTCACATCGCTGCCGAGCTCGTAGAGCTTGTTGTCCGCGAGGTCATAGAATTTGATTTTAAAGCCCTTGAGCTCCAGCTCGGGCGGTTTGTACTCGGGCTTGCCTGTCTCGATTCCGAGGAGCCTGGCTTCCCGGTATCTTTTCGCCTCCCGATATCTGGCCATCAGATCCAGGCCTCCTTGTACTGCATCGTGATTTTGCAGTTCGCCCCGGTGTATTTGAACCGATTATCCCTGTCCGCCAAAAGTCTGAGAAAAAGATGGGAAAACGAGTCGATGATGTCCGTCGTGCCGCGTTTGGCGGTCCCCTCCCTGCAGTCCACGGTGATCGTGGTTCCGCTCGCCGCGCCCGCGTCCTGGATCCTGAATTTCCGGCTCGAGTCGGTCATGTTCTCCAGCGTGAAGTCGGTATTGCTGGCCTGGTTGTAGATGATAATGAGCGGATAGATCTCGATTTTGCCTCCGATTCCCCATGTGAACTCGTGGGGGGAGGAGCTGATCGTGATCTCTTTCGATTTCGCGTTTTTCGCGTACCAAAAGGGATCCGCGGCCAGAAGGCGGATCGTGACCTCGCCGTAGGGATATCCGACCAGGGACGGATAATCGTGGGAGATCTCCTCGATCTTTTTTATGTTGATCTGGCGGTTCCGGCTCTGGATCCTGAAGTCTTCCTTGGCCAGGTGCTCGGCGATCGCGTCCCATTTTGCGTTGTATTCCGCGTCGGTCGGAGCCCAGACCTTGCCGGAGATCTCAACGAACCGCGGCGCGAAAGTCCCGTCCGAGACGTCCATCCCGCCGTGGACATAGGCCGCGTCTAACGTGGCGCTTTTCTTGGCTATGGGTTCGCTGCGGATCTCGAATGTTTTGGGAAAATAAAACTCCTGGCCGAGGGAGTCGATGATCTTGATCTTCTCTTCAGTCGCCGAGACATATTTCACCGGTATCGCCATCAGGACCTCCTTCCCCGCTCTATCTGCCGGGTCAGTCGCTGCGAGAGACGGTCCGAGATCTCGTCCAGATCCCCCACGTTGCTTATGTCGCCGTAGTTATAGACGCTCATTTTCACGTACACGGGGGCAGGCTGCAGGACCCCGCCGCCGATTTTGTTTAGAGGGATGACGGCTTCCGGTCCCCGCTCTCCGATAGTGGCCAGCGTGGGCTTCGTCACGATTCCGCCTTCTCCAAGTTTTATCCTTGAGAAAAGAGCCGTGACGGCCGCGATCGCCCCGCCGACTATGGCTAGATTAAAAGGAAAAGGAACGGCTGCCATGACTTTGGCAATGATGTTGGCGATCGCCTTCGCTTTCTCGGCGATTACGGTCCTGGCGGCTGACGCCAGCTCCGCCGTAACGATGCTTTGTATAGCCTGGACTGCACTCGAGGCCAAACTCATGAAGGCTCCCCCCACAATCTCGAGAATGCCTTTTGTCCCCTCTCCCCACAATTCAAAAGATTCTAATGTGGTATCCAGAAACTCTGTATACAAGGCAGTAAGGGAAGCAAGGGTATTTTCCTCCAGTTGAGTCATTTTTTCGGTATGCTCTTCCTGTGCCTTCTCTTTCTTGAGTATGAGTTCTTTGTTTATCATTCCCAGGAGTTCGGCCTTTTTCTTCTCGTCCTTGATCGTCTTCTCGATATGCGCTTTGCGCTTTAGATATTCCTGGTCAAAGGACCAGAGTTTGTACTGGAGCTCGGACATGGTGAGTTGATTGAGGGAGTCAGTGATCTCCGCTTTTATTTGCCTATGGGCTTCCATCTGTTCTCTGACCGCGGCCCAGTACTCCTCCCAGTTGGTCTTCATTGCCTCGGTCAGCTCTTCTTGCCTCTCTTTCTCTTTTTGTCTGTGTTCCTTGTCCAAAGCGGCCTGCTCGAGGCGATAGGTCTGCCTGGCCAGGGCCAAAGCCGCGTTTTTTTCCGCCTCAGTGGCTTTTTCCGCTTCGATCGCGGCGATCCTGTCAAGATATTTTTGCTCAAGCGCCCATTTCGAATATTCATACTCGGAAAGGGTCTCTTTCTTTATCTCCTCGTTCATCGCCTTGATGAGCTCGGCGATCTTCGTACTGGCCTCGGCAACCGTATCAATGGATTCTGTCGCGGTTTTCGCGGCCGTTGAAAAGCCCATGCCCATCCAATCCAAGGCCGCCACGGCCTGCTCGCCCGAGACCGCGATCGTTGCCATTTTAGTGTCGATATGGGACACCGTTTTGTCCATTTCCGCCCGCATGGACTCGAGCGATTCCTTCCAAGGTCCGGCAAGCTTTTTGGCGACCGGGATCTTTGCTAAAATGCTCGCGATGCTTATAGCCCAGTCCAAGATCTTCTTTTTTATCGAGTTGAAGGCATTGACGAAAAAGCCGGAGACGTCTTCCCAAAGACCGATGAAAAATTTCTTAATCGGCTCCCAGTTTTTATAGATGAGATACACGGCGCCAGCAATGGCCGCGACGGCGGCTATGACGATCCCCACAGGCCCGGTTATCGCCCCCCAGAGCATGGTGAATCCGGTACTCAGTGCCGGAAGCATTATCAGAATCGGGCCGAAAATAGTCGCCAGGATCCCCACGGCTCCGGCAATTTTTATTAGAGTTCCCGCAAGTCTCGGATTTTCTTTAACCCAGGCAGTCACTTTTTCCACGACATCTTTTGTCTTTACAGCTATCGACGTGACAACGGGAATGAGCTTAGCCCCGAGTTCAGCCGTCAAATCTTCAAAACGATTCTTCAACGTCCTCCCGACATTGGCAAGATCTCCCGATGTCCGTTCATAGTCTCCGACAGCATTTTTACTCTGGTCATAAGCGATAGCGAGCGTTGCTTCAGCCGCCGCCTGTTTCCTTGCTAATCCCGTGAGGTCGTCCTTACCCTCAGCCAGAAGTCTCTCGTTGACCATCTCCTCAGTGATCACAATGCCCAGACTTTTGATGCTTTCTCGCTCGCCAAGCATAGCTTTTGTCAGGGCTTCGCTTGCCCCTTTGGCACCGCCCGAGAAGTTGGTGAACGACGCCAAATCTACGGCCAATTGCTGAGTCTTCTCAGAAAGATCAAGCGCTATGCCGGGCATGACTCCCAGACCCGTTAGCAGATCACCGGTAGCGCCCAGCATGTCCTTAGCCGCAAGGGTTGAAAGGCCATAACTCGAAGCCAGATTCTTCGCGGATGTCTCTGCCTTCGAAAAAACATCCTTAAACACTGTGCCGAATTTAGCATATGTCTCCTGTGCATCTGAGGCTGTTTTGACCATCATCCCGACAATGCCGCCTATGGCAGCCCCAGCGACAGTTATGGCCCTTCCGGCTTTTTTGAACTGTTCTTTGTGTTTTTGAATATAGCCGTCTGCCTGTTTGAAACCGGCTTCCATCGCAGACGTATCTACTCCGAGTTTGACAAGCAGTGATTTAACCGTCATGCCAGTCCTACCTCTTTTTTGATTTCATCGAGCTCCTGTTGTCTCTCCTCTTCCGTATAGACGGGGGGCGTAGGAAAGACTTCGGGCATCAGCATTCTTGGCTTTATCCTCTTTCCGGTTAGAGCGGATAAGACATGAGCAGTAAGCGAAGCGTGGCGCTGCCAGGTCTCGTTCTCCCGCTCGTTAAAGCCGGCGATCCGTTCGTTGAGCTCGACGAGGGTGAGGCCGTCCAGCTCAGCGTGTGTGATCCCGATGCTCAGGGCTGTTTTTTTCGCTTCTTTGTAGAGGGAGTCGTCTTTTTCGGCTGCTTCTTTTCCTCCGCTGCCGCTTCCGTCGTTTCCGCTTTCACTGCCAGGACGCCGGCCTTGGCTTTTTTTGATTCCACTCCCATCTGGGCGGCGAGGGCCTCCAGGATTATCTCGGTGACCTTCATGATCGTGTACGTCTTTGGGATCGCCTCATCCAATAAGGTCTCGACCCGCTCGATGGTGAGCGCGTTGTCCTCCCACTTCAAACCGGCCCAGGCGAGCACCGGGATCTCATCCACTTTGATGTTGAGCAACTGGTCCATGTTGCGATCGCCGAATTTCTGGCGGATCAGACGGGTGGCCTTGAAGCCGAAGCGCAGCTCGCGGGGTTTGTCCAGATCTAAAATGTAGTCTTTCACGGCTTCACCTCGATCGCAGCGATCGTCAACGCCGTCACGCCGTCATAGGTGATCGAGATCTTTCCATTCGGATCGTTGAACCTCCCCCGGTCGAAAGGCCCGATCATCCGCTCTTCTGACGCGGGAACCGAGACGACGGCGTCGTGGTCATAGCCCTGGTTGCATGGCGCGACTGAATTGACGGTGACTTGCCAGGCCGATGTGTGTGCGTTTTTCACATGGAGAAACGTGTATCCACTGTTAGGAGCGGCGTCTCCTCCTGCAGCACAGGACACATAGGCCGGATCGTTCGGGTCGAGTCCGGTCAAAACCACCTTTTTTACAACTAAATCTGCCATTTTCTAACCTCCTATTATGATTTTTATTTGGCCGTCTCTGTGATTTGACCGTCCGAAATCAGCGAGAAGGATACAGTGGCCATGTCCTCGGCGGGTCCGGCCATCGATAGCCCTGACATGACGAAATTTCCGGTGTATTTGTACGCGGGTGTGTCGACCTGGCAATTGCATTTCTGATGATCCCCGGCGAGGTTGATCAACCCCTTTTTCAGCTCGAGCCAGCCCGCATTGTCCTCGATCAGGAACGCGTCGAAATCGACCGTAAGTTCGCGGTTGCCGAGTTCCTTCTCTTTCCAGCCCTGAGAGTCTTTGTCCGTGGTCTCGAGCGGATCCTGGGAGATCGACATGGTGGCGTCCTTTTGGCCCCCGACTTTGACATAGGTGTCTGTGATGTACACTGAAACATAAACAGCCTTTCCTTTCACTTTTGCCATTACTCAAACCTCCGTTTAGATTTTTCTCTCCATAGGAGATGATCTATAAAAAAGAGAAGGCCTTGCCGTCTGCTTTTTTTCCGCATTTTTCTGCGAATAGAGCTTCAGCCCCAAATTCAGCAAAACGCTGCGTTCAGGCCTTCTCTTACTTGTGTTCATTGCTCCTCGATCAGATATTTGAATCTCAGGATCCCGTGCCGCGTGATCCCATCCAGATCCACGATCAGGTTGTAGCCGTCGAGCACGTTCAGGGCGGCCCTGAAATCCGAACCCAGATCCAGCGGACTCGAGGTCAGCGCCTGGAGCAGGCCGTCGGCCATCAGGTCGGCCTCCTTCCGTCCGTGGTATTGCGACCAGACGTGGATCGTCGAGTAGATCTCCATGCCGTCCTCGAATTTGTCGGACCAGTCGCTGGCCGTGACCTCGCCCATGACCACGTAGGGATAAGGCTCGTTTTCCGGATTCTCATCGAACACCTTGTAGTTCGTATGGGCCTCGATCCTCACAATCTGGGCCTCGTGCAAAATCAATGTGGAAGACTTCATTTTCCCAGGATCCCCTTTACTCGATTAAAAAATTTACCCTCGACATCAAGATAAGCGGGGAAAAGATAAGGGTTTTCCGGCAGCCCCCGCTCGGCGATCGCTCTGCAGATCGGCCAGACGGACTCGAATCCGTGGCGCTTGGCCCAGCCCTCGAGAGCGTCGGGCGGCGGGAAATGCGGCTTTGTCCCGAATTCCACATAGGGCCCGTATGGTGCCGTCGGTCCGACCTCGACGATCGCCCCGCCTTCGGTCCGGTCGACGAGAATGGAATTGGCCAGATTCCCGAGATCCCAGGTCTCCCGCTCTTTGAGATTGGCCCGGGCCGCCTTCTGGATATCCAGGCCGGAGGCATAGGTTTCCTTGTTCACCTCCGCGGCCATCTCTTTGGATATCTTTTTCAGATCCCGCCGCAGCTCTTTGAAGCCGACGGGTGTGACCGTAACCTTCATTCCTTTGTTTTCTCCTCTCGCGCGAGGATCTCCTGGATCTCTCGTTTCTCCTCGAGGTCGATGACCGACTCTATCGCCAGGATCCTGCCCTTGTGCTTGATCCTCATCTCCGTGGTGACCTTCTCGTTGTACCGGGTCCGCACCCGGTGCGTGACCTCCGCCTTGATCTGGTGAGCGTAGAAATACTCGCGGCCGCTCAGCGGCTCGACCGAGCCCCAAACCGTGAAGAGATCTTGCCATGTCACGGTATGGCCTTTGTATCCGTCAGGCGTTTTCACCGGCTGCTGGAATATTATCCGATGTCGGAGATCGCCGATTTTCATGGTCATATCCGCATTATCTTGAACGCCCACAGGAGGATCTTTACGCCTGCGGGAACCTCCACGCTCTCCCGGTTCTCGTAAAGGTGCGCGATGAGCTGGAGGATCGCCTGTTTCAGCGCCTCCGGGACATCGGCCGCCGCGTTGCCGTAGCCGGCTTTGAATTCGACGATGAACGAGGCGAATCCGCGATGGGCGGGCCAGGAGGATCCGCTCCTGAGTCTCACGCGGCCGTAGGAGTTCTGGGCCTTATCGACGTCATACTTGGAAGCGTCCACGACCGTCTCGCCGCCTTCCTTATCGATGACCGTTATGGACTCCACACTCTGCAGCGGCGGTTTCGGAACCTCGATCTCTCCGCCAGCCGTATCCAGGATCAATTCCCAAATCTGGGTTACAAAGGCCCGCTTCGTCTCGCGCTCCGCGAGCTCCCGGGCCGTGGCGATGAGCGCCGTGATCAAGGGATTGTCGTCGGCCGAGTCGACTTTCAGATGCAGTTTGGCCTCGTCCAGAGTCACTGGCTCGACTGTGGGCGCTGTCTTGAGTTTTAACCGCATGTTATTTCGTCTCTTTCGGCACGTCCAGGCTTGTGTCCTCCTCGGCGGCTCCGCTTTCCAGCCAGGCCCTCGCGGTTTTTACGGGCACCTCATGGGGAACGCGATAGCTCTTTCCCGTTATGTAGGCCCGGTCCTGGTTCGCGAGGCTCATGAGCATCCGGATCCGCTCGGGCGGTTTTCCTGCAGGAGGCTTCTTTTTCTTACGTTTCGGCCTTGCATTGGGATCCTTTATCCCGACTTTGGTTTTTGTCTTTTTCGCTATAGTCTTCTCCTTCAAAAAACAGGACTATGGGGAGAGCCGCGAAGCCCTCCCCAGTCAAAATTCTTTTCCTCTGTGTGTTACGGCGAGAGCTGGAGCATGTAGAGCTGATCACCGCCCTCTTCTCCGTTCCAGGGCGATGTGTTGGTGATCAGGAACCCGGCCCGCTGCGGAAGCGGATTTCCGGCCGTCCAGTCGACGTCTTTGCTGGACATCAAAGCGCCATCCGTGTTGAAGAACAGCTCTCGGTCGTTGTCGTTTCGTCCTGGAACGGTGTTGAAGGCAGTCCCGAAGCAGGGCCCCCAGGTTTGGCCCCAGAAGTAGTATCCCGATGTGACGGGGATGAGCGAAACGATGACATTAGACATGCGCCCCGAAGTGGTACCCAGAATGTTGGAATAGATGTTCGGCCAGGCTGTGCACCAGGTGCTGGCCGGAACCTTTGTCTTCAGCGCCTCGTACAGCGTGAGCTTCACGGATACGCCGGCCCCCACAGCGCTACTTTTGATCCTGTAGAGCTGGTAGGCCGCGGCTGTCATGATCCAGAGATAGCCGTTCTTGTAATAGTCCTTGACACGGGCCGTCGTGTCCAGGATGGTGACCTCGAAGGTTCCTGCGGCGTATTCTGCGGCTGCCGAGTTGCATTCCGTGGGGCCGTTTCCGTTGTGTCCCGCCTTCATGGCGACCAGGTCGCCTCCTGCCTTGCAGTAGCGGAAAACTCGGTCGTCCAGGACCAGACGGGTGCCGATGTCGTAGTTCTGGACCGCGCTCTGCTCGTGGATGTCCTGGAGCCTGCCTCCGGCCAACATGTGTCCGCCAGAGAGGATCTGATCGACGATCACCCCGTCTTTTGCTCGGTTAGGTTGATACGTTGCTTTCATTTCATCTCCTCCTTACGCGTGCTCCCTGAGAATCCGGAGGGCATCTGCGCGGATGACGCCTCCGGTGGTTCGTGCGCTCACCAGGATCCCGACGAGTCCGGCTGTCGCGAAGAGCTCGAGCAGTCTCTGGACCGTCATGCCCTCACGATCGACAATTCTGTAGCCGGCCTTGATGTCGCCGAAAATGGCGACGTCGCATTCGCCTGAGGAGCCAATTGCGGGGATGTCTTCCTGCGCCATGACGGGATAGCCGGCAAAGGTCGCGGGCTGTCCGGCCTGCACGTTCGGCTGCCAGAGATAGAGCTCCTCGGTCGCGCTTTTTAGCTTCCGCATGGCCAGCTCGGTCGTGGACGGCACGAGAAGCTTTCCATTCCTACGGTATTGAGCGGGGACGGCATAGATCAGGTTGAGAAGATCGTCTGCCGCGATGGCGTCGGCCGCCGCTGTCGTCACACGTGTCACTACGGTCCCGTTCAGGATCCCTTCGGGCTGCTGATTGGTGTGACCAGTCCCCACGACAAAGCCGGTTTCCTCGGTCTCCGCCCGTGCGCGGCCAAAGCTATCGAGGATAATGGCCTCGAGTGAGACATCCGTGTCCTTGAGCTCGTCCTTTCCGATTTTTGCCAGACCTTCAAGATCTTCGATATGTTGCCAATCTTCACTCGGCACAACATCAGTCTCGACTACTTCCTTCCCGAGCTCGAGCTTGCCCCATCCCATTTGAACCTCGGTCAGGCTCCGACGCCTGATTCGGTCGCGTTTGATCGTGCGGATCGTGGCGAGACTGCGAATGATGTTGATCTTGGGGAGCTCGCGATAGATCTCTGACTCCAGCTCTTCGGGGATGAGAATCTGGCCGGACGTATCGGATACGAGAGCTTTTCTTTCTTTGATGTACTGCTCCGCTTTGTCGTCGAGAGTCAGGTGTCCGGTCCGCATGAAGTTGAAGAAGGCCGCTTTGTATTCTGCGGCGCCTTCCGGCAGTTCCGATTTGTGCTCTGGATCCTCGAGCGGGAGCCGCTGCATTTTGGTCTCGATCGCGTCGATCCTTTCCTTGAGCTTCTTCTCCGCTTCGTGGCTTTTTTCCTCATAGGCCTTGAATTCGGCCTCTGTCATTCTGCCTTTGAGAAGATCCTCGTGAGCCTTTCTCTCATCCGCGATGAGCTTGTTGATTTTGTCGATGTCTGCTTGGACTTCTTTCTGGAAGTCCGCCTTGGCCTTCGCCAGGAATTCGTCCAACAATGCTTTTTTCTCTTCTTCGGTTAACATGGTTTAAACCTCCTTTGGATTTTCGAGGATTTTGACTGTGGATCCAAACAAGTGCGGTTGCGGCTTGTTCTCCGTTTCCAGTTCCTCGATAACTGAAGAAAATACGCTCTTCCCTCCGTCCTGAGTGCCCTTGGGCGGCTCAGCGGCTTTGAGAAGGGCGGCCAACGCCTGGAGGGCGTTGTTTAAAAGCTTCATATTGGCGGCGGATATCACCCGGCCGCTCTTATACTCTTCAATGAATTCGATCGCTCCTTCAAATGATTTTGCGGCGGCCTCGAAGGCCTCGTACTTGATGTTGTTGTCTTTCAGCCACGCCTTGGCCTGCGCGACCGTCCAGTTCTTGGTCGGGAATCGGATTGACTGGGGGATCGGGTTGTCGGATGGCTTGGCGGCGCCTTTCAGTTTCCCCCAGATGACGGCGGCTGTGGTCGGGACCTTTTTGCTTCCGTAAATCGTTCCGTCCGGCGTTCTCCGGAACGTCTTCGGATCGAAGAGGTCCGGATTCTTGATCCTGGCACTGTGCTCGTTCGGGTAGGGTTTTTCCTCGGCCCACTGTTTGACATTTGTGACCAGAGCCTGGGGATGGGCCTGGAAGGTCACAAGCGAGACCTCAAAGAGCTTGATCTCTTTGAGAACTCTCCTCGCTTCATCCCATAGATCTATGATCGTCTTGAATCCGAACGAAAGGCCCTTGATGGCCTTCTGTTTCATGAGCACATGCTTCTCCTGGGCCGCTCGGACTTCGAGATTGAGCGATCCCAGAACCTTCAGTCCTTTCTTGTCCACTTCCAGATCGGTCAAACCCAGCGGCTGCCGCGGGTCGTGATACCAAAGCAAGGGCCTGGTATTTCCTCCCTCTTTGAGAGTTTTTGTGAAGGCTCCGGGCTCAATAACCTCATTCATCGCGTCCGGTTTGTTGAAGATCGCCGCGTAGCCTTCGAACGTCCCCTCGTCGGTTAGTTCCTTGATCTCGAACGGAAACGTCTTCTCTTCGAGTCCGGATAAAGATTTTTCGTATTCCATTTTCATCTCCTTGCCGAATAGCCCACGGCGCACTCGCACTGCGGATGGGCTGTCGGATGCAAATGCCCGCTCGGGAACGCGGCCTCCAGGGCGATATCCCCCGCATCCTCGTTTCCCTGGCAGATCTCGCAGGGATTCTGGCCGCCGGCCATCCAGGATTTTTCCGGCTCTCCGGGCAGCTCAGCGGCTGCCACAGCCTGCCGCATCGAGTCCATCTGGCCGAAATTGTACGAGTTCGAGAGCTCCGTCCGTGCGATTCGGGATGCTCTGTTCTTGTGCAGGAATTTGGCATAGTTCGCGACTTGACTGTTGACCACGTTCGCCGGGATGTTCTCCTCGACCAGGGAGGCCATGAACCGGGCCACGGCCAGCGCCTCGCGTTCGGTCAGGCCCACGATCGGCCGGATCCGCTGCGCCAGAATGTAGGGGCTCGTCACGCCCAAGGCGATCTGGTCCTGCAGCAGCGCGTTGACCGAGCCCATCTGCCCGGCCGTGAGATTCACGATCAGCTTTCCGCCCTCGTCGTCTATCCAGCCTTTAACACTCGTCATGGTCGAATCGAAATCGAACTGTTTGCGCTGCAGGAGATTCACCTTCTTGGCGATCCGGGATCCCGCGGTCCGGATGGACGCCAGCCATTCCGGCGTGATGTCGTCCCGCACAAATTCCCGGATCATCCTTTCCCAGGGATCCTCCCACTCAGCGGGGACCGCTCCCGTATTGAGCGCCTGCTTCGCCGTTTCGACCGTCACGAGCTTGGCTTGGCGCTTCCACAGATCCTTTGCCGGCCGCGCGATCGTCCTCTCGTTGTCGTTCAGGTACCGGCGCAGGACGAACGCGTCCCTCGTGTCCGTGATGACAAGTCTGCGAGATCTTATTTCTACCGCCATTATTCCTCTGCTATGTTCCCGCTGATATCCGAAAGGGGGATCATGTTGGCCGGGATGAGAATGATATCCCCCGCTTTGCCTATGGAATCGTCACCGCAGGCGATCCTCTTTTCGTTCACGGTCCGCCACCAGGCCGCACTCTGTCTCTCATAGATTGCGCTCAGCTCCTCCCTGATCGCCTCGATGGCGTCCTTGTTGTATTCCAGATACAGCCGATCATCATCCCAGGACGGCGTCAGCCAGTTATTGAATTCATCCCGCAGATAACTCAGCAGCGGGAGGACCGCCTCCAGATAGAGCGCCTTTCGGGCCTCCTTGTAATTGGCGAACGTCTTGGCCTCCTCGTCGCCGATCAACTGCGGGGCGACTTTCAGGACCGAGCAGATCTTCCGGGTCGTCATCTTGTCCGAGCCCAGCCAGTCCATGTCCCGGGGCGTTATGGCGAAGGACTCCCATTTCAGCCCGCCCTCCAGGACCAGGGGATTGGCCACGTTCTTGTAGCCCTGGATGTCCTCTTTCATCTGCTCTTTGAGTGAATCTCGCTGCTCCTGCTCCAGGGACCCTTCGGTAGTGAGAGCTCCCGGCGGCCGGGCGTCGTTCTGCAGCAGTTTCATGTTCCAATCGCGGCCCATCGATGCGATGTCGATCTCCTTTCCCGCCACCTCGATGGGCGAAAGCCCGTACCAGTCGTCGAGAGGATGGAACGCCTTCAAATGCAGGACCTCGTTCGGTTTGAAATCCGGTTTCCTGGAGACCCCGTTGACCGTGTAGCGGTAGCCTCCGATCGGCTCGAACCTGGTTCCCGGCAGCACCTTCACCCGGTCCGGTCTCATTGTGTAGAGCTCCTTCGGAGGGCCTTCCGAGGGCCCCACTTTGATCAGGTAGGAATTGCCGCCGATCAGGTAGTAGGCCAGTGTGTTTTTTGTGAACGCAGCCCCGCCCTCCCGCGGGTTCGGCCGGTGCAGCCGGTTGAGCAGGTCGTGCTCTTCGATTCTCTCTTTCTTCGCCTCTTTGGAGATTGGCTTCCGAAAAAGCTGCCACGGGACCATGGCCGCCGATTCAACGATGAGGTTCACACAGGCATAGACCGTGCAGCAATTCTTATATCCCGCCTCCGCCAGGCGCGCAATGTCCTTTTTGGACCACAGCGGATTGCTCCCCAGCGTCATGAGGAGGGTTTGATAGGCCGGGTTCGCTTTGAACCTGATCCGCCGAAAGAGCGTTTTCATCTTTTTCACAGGCCAGGCCAGATCTATGTTTACGGTCTCCATGCTCTGGGCTCCTTTTGCCTGATCTCGGCCAGGGAATAAATGACGCCTTCCGCGTAATCCGGGGATCTCCCGAGCGTCTCCTTGATCTTCTCTTTGGGGATGATCTCGATCTGGCCGGCTGAGTTCTGTTTGTACTTGATCGCCATGAGCTGGGTCGCGAGCTCCCTGTCATCGGGGATGTCGAGATCGGCCATCAGCTCCCGGAGTCCCCAGTGGATCTCCGCCCTTTGATTTTTGAAATGCACCGGATCCCGGGCCTTGGCCGCCCCGTGGATCTCCAGGATCTTGATCCGCAGTTTATATCCGGCCTTTTTGAGCTCCTCAGAGCGCGTCTGAGGGACGATCTTTAAAACCATTTCCGTGTACAGGTCCTGTTTTTCCGATTTTTGCTCTTTCAGCCTGTCGACGACGCCCCCTCCCACGCCGTCAGCGTCGACCTTGATCGTTATGAGGTCCAAAGCATCCTTCCATTTGGGGATAATCCGGTCCTGGCAGCAGCGCCAGATCTCGCCGGCGGTCCTCATGGTGTCATGACCCTGGGCCTTATTGAAAAGGGAGAGCTTCAATCCTTCCCGCAAAATGATGACGGTCTCGTCATCTCCGGACCTAGCCACGTCCGTCCCGATCTCGACCGGCAACCCCGAATTCAGTCTCCGCCTTTTGGCCTCCTGAATGGCGAGATAGTTGTACACGTTGTCCGGCTCGCCTACCGCTTCCCAATCGCCCTCCAGCAGCGCTTTGATATAGATCGGGGTGAGGATTTCCTTCATCTTGTCGATGTAATTGGCCGGCAGATTCGCCAGGTTGTCCGTCGGTAGGGACGGGATGAAGATATGGTCGACCGGGTTTTGCTCTATGAATCGTTCCTTGATCCAGCCGATATTCGGATTGCAGGATAGAAGGAAATAATATTGGATTTCCTGAGAATTGATTTGTAAACGATAAAGTCGTGTGGCCAGCATTCTAAACTCTTTCTCTGTGAACTGCTCGGCCTGATCCAGCGCGATCCAGCCGTATTCGCCGGACATGAACTTCTCCCAGTCGTCCGGTTTGTCACCTATGCCGCCGTAGCGGATCTTAGAGCCGTTAATCATCAGGATCAGCTTCTCGCTTTGGTTCCAGTTGGCGACCAGATCCGGATCCAGGAACTTTTCGAGCTGGGGAAGGACCGTGTCCCGGAATGACGGCCAGGTCTTCCGCATCAGGAGGCCGAAGTTACCCGGATAATCGAGATTGAGCTGGATCCCCTCGTTGATGAGCGCCGCGGTTTTGCCGCCGCCCATGGCGCCGCCGAATAGCTTGTAAGTCTCGCCGGCCGAATGGAATTCCATCTGCTTGGAATTCCGCGTCGGATCGTAGCGGCCCGAGAGATCGATCGTCAGCTCATTGGCTTCCATTTTTCTTCGCCTCGCCTGGCTTTTTCCTCGGCCTGGGGACCGCGGAAATAACGGTGATCTTCATGTCTCCGGTAAGATTGAAATCATGCCGATCCCGCCAGAGATGAGGTCGTCGGTTCTTCAGCCAGGCCATGCAGGCCGCCGTTTCCGGGACGACCATTTTCCTTGTCCTTTTGATCGACACTGGAGTTTTGATTTCTTTGCCATCTTTCTCATTGACCTTGAATTCTCTCGTCGTTTCTGTGTAGGAGAATCCCCGGGCCCGTTTCAGGAGCGCATTCTCGACTTCGACATCGACAGGGGCCTTCCCTCTTTTTATGGACTCCCGAAACTCCCGATGTTCCAATTGATATCTGTAATATGTCGTCTCACCTATCCCTAGCGCTTTCGCGATCTCCTTATCCGTCATCCCCCGCCTGGCGTAGTCTTCGGCCCGCAGTGCGAAGTCCTTTTCGTACTTATTTCTCATTTTGCCGCGACGGCCTGTTTGATCTCCTTGATGTCGGCCTTTATCTCCCGGATGTCCTCCTCGTAGTTCTCCTGTTTTGTCTCCATCCTGGTAATTTTCTCGCCCCTCTCAATGCAGACGGCCGCCTGGCCGGGATTCGAGCCTTTGCTACCGCCCTTGTTTGTGTTGTTCCTTTTCCCTTTGATGATATACAACCACAATCCCATGTTGGACACGGCTGCCATGCCCACGGCCGCCCAGGTTACAGGCTCGCTCATTTCAATCAGAATATTGCGGAGGGCATAGACTGAGTCAATAGTTCAAAGGCAATTTGGGGGTTTTAGTACCGAATTTGGGGGTTTTAGTGTTAAATTTGGGACCTCCAGGACTAGAGGACTAAAAAGGCGGGAATTCCCTAGATCGTTATTCTTTCCGGGAATCTTTTGTATTTATGAAAGATTCTCACCTCGCAGACCGTACCAGAAGGGAAGCTTT